AAAAAACCCATATATGTGCGTGGCCTTGAATGTTAATAGGGTCTACGCATAATACTTTTCTTGAGACAACACGTTAATAACCTAACACAAACACCCAGTCATGGCTGCGGTGTTTGATGTTCCTACCTACAAAAATCAGGTTATTAATAAAATCAATTCACACGTCTGTCTCGTAGCCGAAAACCTGGGCTATGATCTTCCTGTCATTCCTGACTATCCCTTTCTGGGAAAGTTTGGACTTGACATGAAACGTTTCGTGGCAAGAAGACATCCATTAGACTGCCCGATACGGATGGACTGTGAATCAGATCGCTCATTAGTGATCAAAGGCATGTTCGATAGCATCAAGTCACTCTCAACTATTAAAGACCTTCACATCCACGGAAAATTTGGTACCATCATGGCAGAAATTCTAATCAAGAGAGAAGTATGGACTCATGGATCAGCCTCTTCTCAGCACCTACTCGCTAAGGCTATGTCAGGTGAGATCATCTTCAAACCAAAGTCAGCATGCAGGACTAGATGGGAGAAAGTCGACACAATCCTCAGGAGTCAAGCACCTTACATTGCAGCTGCAGCTGATCAAGGGCAGCCATTTGTCACACGAATGAACCAGGTGCTAACAGACACTACAGCTGAGCACTCATGGATCCAACAGGGAAAGAGCTTTGCAGAATGGTGTGAAAAGTTGCTAATCCAGGGAGCCAGCATTACTGGGAACATAGCTGCACAAAAGATCCGTGAAAACAAAGTCATGCCTGAAGTTGACGAGTTCTCAGTCCACACAACGCACAACATAACTGTTGACCAGCTGGAATGTGTCTACAGAGTCCAAGGAGTTTACTTCATCCTGTTTGAAGGCTACGGTTTCATCTTCGACAGAGCACATCTGGACCATCTTGTAAAGTGCGCAAACAGGATGAGGGATGCAAGAGTTGCAGTCATCACTCGGAGGATCTCAGGTGTCAGGTCAAAAGAAACATCAGCTTATACTAGGGCCTACATGAGGATCGAAGCAGAGATGTCAGCTAGATATGCAGCAAAGTTTCCTCACTCTAATGATCTGGTAGCGAAGTCTATGAAAGCAGGCCAATCTATGCTCCTCAACAACTTTCACAAGCAAGATGACTTCTTCGACACAGGGGTAGAGAAGAGGATGGATCTACTCAGAAAAGGGTATGATGAGAGAAACGATGGTGGAGCCTGCTGGTATGATTTCTTTGTTGAACTCCAGGTAACGAACAGAGAACTCCTTGATCTCTCAAATTCTTACCACATGCTTCCCCCTCCTGATGTCTGCCCTTACATCCTGTTCTGCAAGACAGTCAAGAACATGGGAAACTCCAACAGGGTTGATGAGGCTGTTTGGAGAGAATTCATGGGCTACGTCCAGGCAGCTGACGTCTCAAGAGCTAACTACAAAGCAAAGTTTCAGCCTAAGGTCGAAATTGACGAGACAGGAGACAAAGACAAGGATAAGGAAACCTTCGCTGCTGTCATGAAGTTCCTTTCATACAGCAACGTCAATGCATCAGCTATTGCACCAAAGGAGCTATGGGGAAAGTTCAGGCTCAAGAAACATTACCCATACAAGAAGGTGGAAGAGATAGCTTACCTAGGAGCCAATGACGTCACTCACATCATGCCTGATCTTGAACAGTACGACTCACTCCAGGAGTTCTCTCGGGAGAATACCATCGACAAGAACGAGCTCCTGTACACACTAAAATACGGGTCAAAACTTGCGAAACTGCTTGAGCCTTCAGAGGTTAAGAAACTCATGTCTGAGAAGAAATACAAGCTTCCCAAGATCGCCGACATAGCAGCTAAAGCAGAAAACACTAAGGACGAGCTAAAGGCAAGAGAAACATTTTCTGGAGATGACGTCATCAGGGAGATCACAAGTGCAATGGACCAAGCTGCGATAAGCTTAGCATCTGACTGGCCTTCAGTTTGCCTCAGAAGAAATGAACGCGGCTTCCAAAAGACTCTCAACTCGTTCATAAAGTCGACCAGAATGGCAGAGAAAGGTCAGTGCGTATTTTTCTCTGCTGACGTTGATGGCTGGAGCCCTAACATGAGTAGGAAACACATGCTGGAACATCACCAGTACGTTCTGAACACCACGTGTTGTGATTTTGAGTTTACGCTAGAAGAACTCTGGGATGGCCTTCATTTCGGAATCAACAAGCGCGGAATATACACATCTCATCCATGCGACTCTGGAGACCTTCAGGGCTGGTATGGCACTATGAACTCAGTTCTCCATGCACATGTTCAGTCCTATGCTGTCAGGGTTCTCAAAGAGAAGGGAGTGCTTACACGCCAAGGTATGGGACAATCAGTCGTGCTGATCGATGATGCTGTTCTTAAGGTGATCTTCCCAGCAAAGATGACCATGCCACAAAGAGAGGCTGCAAGCAAGGTTATATGCGAGACTCTTGTCAAAACCTACGCGGATCTCGGGCTAAAAGTCTCGATCGAAAAGACCATCGTTTCAACACACATGTTCACCTTCCTGAACAGATACTTCTCCGGGGGCTCAGAGATCAGCTTACCGCTCAAAGTCATGATGAAGCTATCCAGGGACACCAGTAAGAGGTTTGCAATGACTTGCGACCAAGCGGAAGAAATCTTTAACACAGGCAGAGGAGCACTAATCAAGGGTGCAGACCCTCATGTTGCGTATACGTTGTGTTACCGAAATGCTCTTGACATCGTTCTCCAGACAAACCCTGACGTGTCCCTACTTGAGCCTTTCGAGCTGGCTGTGACTTCAATTGCACCTAGAGAGCTAGGGGGATGGGCTTTCCCAACTTTTATGGAATTCTGTTCAAAGGAGTCAACTGATGCGATGACCAGAGTTGTGGCACTAGTGAGATCTTGTGCTAACACTGTCGGGCCACTTGACAGCTCAGCTAACATCAACCAAGCAAAGTACCTTGCATCCGCTTTTCTTGCCATCTTGCCAACAGATTTCAGGAGACCAAACGTCTGGGCGTGGCTCTCATCTCCACACTCTGTCTCAATCAGGGGAGTTCATGATCCGACCTCTGGTTTGCGGGCCATCCTGAGGAGAGCCATTGAGAAAATGGATATCTGCACTGAAGTCAGACAAGCACTCATTCTTGACTCGGATGATCGGATTGAAGAGATGATGTGGAGGATCCTGTTCTGTGTAGAGGCAGATGTGGCTGTGTTTGAGATCTTGGGCGGCATCAGACCATTAGCTGCTTATTCTAACATGCTCAAAAAGATGCTGGATGCTGAGGTCCTTTCAATGTTTGTCAAGAACACAGACCTCACCAAGATGAAAAGACGCATGAGAAACGCAGACAAGTCTGGTCTCACCAGCATCTCAAGGAGGATCAGAACACAGCCAAACTCCAAAACCTGGAAGGATACATTCATTGAAATCAGAAATGCTCCCGTTTGCAAACAGGTCTATGATTACAGAAAGCTATTCTACAGGTTCATCGGTGTTCAAGTAGTCAACCACTCGGACCCGGATCCTGTCGAGATCGTATGTCAGGTCGACAAAGCAAGCGAGATCATCATGTCGACTTTTTTCAAACCACCTGTTGCCACACCTAGAGACTTGACAAGAGAGGTCTCACAAATCCCAGGAACATGGAACTCGCCAGGGTCTGACTACAGCAACATGTTCGACGGCATGGCTAGGGTAGGTAGAAGGAACGTCCCATCAAGCAGGTCTGCTTTTGCAAGTGATGACCCTGCATGTAAGTCACTCCCAGCTGTTGTTAGGGAAGTTGCTCGGTTCGCAGCACTCTGCAAGTACCTGGACGACCGTGGACTTGATGGTTCAGCTCTGTGGTCTCTCGGTATGGCCATCAATGGGGTCTTAGACGTAAGTATGAGCATCATTGGAGGCATGGAAGTAAGCGCGACCAACAGCACCAAACGCCTTTCGAAGAAGACCAAGGTGCAGACTCACATGGTCAATATCTACCCAAACTCCCATCTGTGCGTTGTCTTCCAAGAAGCAGATGACGACAAGGTGTCAAGGCTGAATAGAGTTTGCCACGATTCAGGCAATAGGTACAGTTTGCTCGCACTTGAATCTTTGGCTGTGACCAAGTCCTTACTTGCATTTGCTCAGCAAACAGACATCGGAGCACCAGAGAGAACAGTCCTGAACCTTGGGTGCAAAGCTGGTACTCTGACACAAACCAAGAACCCCCTCTTTGAGATCACAGACAGGGAAAATCTAGAGTACCTTCTGTCTGACTTTGCATGCCTCACTTCTGAATCACCTAACAAGTACATCAACTGGATCATGGAATCTGACAACTTCATCATTGCGTCAAGGTGGGACAAGAGGGAAGAACAAGACGGTGAGGAACGTGAAGACGAGCCAGATGCTGAAGCAGAACCTAGTGAGGACGCACAGGATGAAGGACCAACGTACATGAAAATCATGCCCTCCAAGATAAGCTCAATTTCCATGACATCTGTAGCTGTAAAGCTTAACATACCCAGGATTAAGGTCTTCACCAACGCATGGAAGAGGAAGAGATACCAAGGTGATCTCACAGAGTCATCTAAAGAATCCGTCAGCCATGCTGTTGTCAGCAAGCTCAGACAGCGCAAAGACCTTGGAACCACTGCAATGTATTTCCTTGCTGTTGCTCAGACCTTTACAAAGCTGAATCCGACAAGACTAGAGTTTGACCTAGTCAACCTCAAGATCAACGACCTCGAAGACTACATCAGGACCAACGGGAAGGATGCACTTGCCTCTTACCGTAAGTGTAAAACTTATGTTGCTGCTCAGCTCACAGTCCCGAACAAACACCAGGTTGAAAAGTTGTGCCAATCCAATAGATTCTCTCTCTCTTTGTCAAGTGCTGGGCCTGTTCCTGAGGATCCTTATGGGGCAGCTGTCTTCATCCAAGCTGCTAATGGGATATACCTCAACCCTACCTTGTACACTGCAGCTGTTGCTGGAGACCCAATTGCCATGTCAAGGATCCACTACGTTGCATCTAGAAGGGAACACAAGACTGCGGTTGTCCGAGCAGCATACCAGCTCTCTTCCAACTCAGCTAAAGCCCAGAATAGCTTTGAAAGCTACTACAATCACATGGCAGCAGGCTACGCTGAGAGGTGGGTTGACTGTGACGGAGGCAGGCACTACGAGGAGTTCTTTCCACCGGTTGCTGAAACTGTTGACACTATCCTGAGGTTCAGGAACAGACGGAAGATCGAGGGCCTAAAGGAGGCTGTTGAGAAGCGATTTTTTACAAGAAGACCTTGTTGCTTCAGCTGCAAGAATGCTAGACCATTCATCCTCGAGTGCATACTCGATGCAGCATTTGCTTACTCACTCTTGGTTCCAGAGGTGGTAGACCAGGATGAAGGAGTTGTCGTTGACCCCCTGAAGGGTGCAGATGCTGTGGCTCATGCAGGAATCGTTTTCGACCTCCCACAGCTGGGTGAGCTCAGAGTTGATGCCGACGCAATCGCTGAATCTAGACCTAAGACAGAAGACGACAACATAACACTCGTCATCCACTACCTTGGCTGCAGCTTTGGAATGCCCAGTGCTTCTAGAGTGTATGACCAGTACATCGCTACTGGGGAAATTGATCCAGAATACCTGATAAAGGCAAAGGAGTTCGTCAAAAATGTCCCAATCAGCGACGAGGACAGAGAGATGTACGACGCTATCACATGCGAGAGTGAATACGACATCGACGTCGAATGATTCTATTACAGCACCACAAAATTGTACAGTGAAGTGAATGTGTATACGTCCGATTAAAGAAAATTCAAGTGTGTCAAATCCATTTTTTATTTTGTGTTGAAGTAACTTTTATTAACTAATTAAAAACCTGCCAAACGCATAACTCTCCATGACCCTATTGATACTCATAGCATCTGCAGTCCCTTTGGTTTTTCTT